TGTGATGCACTAATGTAGCTTTCTCGTGTAGCATTATAATCTTGTTGTGACCAATGATTGAAGCTGCATTGTACCTTAACTGGATTGCCTTGATTAAGATACACAGTACGGGATATGATGTCAGTTCCCTGGTTTAACCCACTAAAATACAGAGTGCGCACACCATTGATTACCGTGCTGGTGCATTTAATGTCTCCGTTAACGTCTAGCTTGGCTGCAGGTGTTGTCGTACCAATACCTACGTTACCGGTACCTAATATATTAAGAGTAGGATTAAATGTTATTCCATCATTCGCGTCAATAGTACCTATCTGCACCCCTGCATTAGAATAGTTTGGACCATATAAAATAGTATTAAACGATGTTGTTACACCTAATCTCTGTACACCTAGACCAAATCTGTAGTTATTATTTGTACCATAAAGAGATATCTTCTCACCTACTGTGCCTGCAAAGCATAGAGGTGCATCAGGAGCTGTAGTGCCTATACCTACTCTTGATGTGTTTTGTAATATAGCACTTACTGAAGTTGCCAATGTATTACCACCTTGACTGTATGGTAATAATGCATTTCCTGACGGTGTACCTAGCGGTAAAGAAGATATGGTTACATCGGCCATACAGATTATTTAATATCTTGCTTGCAAAATTAGCATATGATCATAACATCCACATTGCGTGGATCATATGCTGTTGAACCTGGACTACCTGCATAATTGCTCTGGATATTCACTACGCAACTGGTTGTGAGACGATTACTAACCTCACAGTGTACATCCCATGTTGTACCGTCGAGATGCCGGGTAGAGCATACAGCAAGATATTCTGTGGTAGTCATGGCTGTGGTAAAATAGATTGTATACAAACCTGTTGTATTTCGCAACACACTGGATACATTACCCCCTGCATAGATACGACGTGTCGTATTGTCAGTACTCGCATTGCCATTCACATCCAGACCACCATTAAAATGTACAAAAGCATTTGCTCCAAACACAGGCAATGATCCAACCCTGTAGCCAGTGGCTTTTACATCTCCAGAAGCGCTGATATTACCCACTACAGTTAATTTTTCTGCAGGAGCTGTTGTACCTATACCCACATTACCGGTATTTTTTAATACTAGCTGATTTAATACATTAGCATGGCGTAATATTATAGAGTTTGAAGCTCCTATCGTATCATAAAATAAATAACCCTTAACATTTGTTGTATCAGATATTTCGTAAGCAGGGTCAGTACTATTACTTACACGAATTCTTCCAGCTCCATGGGTTCCATCTCCTCTTACCTCTATAGCACATTGAGGATTGGCAGTACCTATACCTATGTTACCTGCATTCTGAAGTATAGCAGATACTGGTACTCCAAGTGTATCAGAACCGGTGCTATAAGGAAGAATATTATTACCAGTTGGTATACCTCGAGTCAATCCAGATATTGTTACATCGGCCATATTAAGTTCCTAAAAGCTGTACGACGAACTTAGGCGCAGCAGATCCAGTTCCGGTATGTGTAAGCTTTATAACAGGCCTTTGAAATGCACCAGCTCCACCGCCAGAGACAAAGGTATCTCCGTTATATCTCATATAACCATTATCTATTCTTTTTATTTCACAAGACTGAATTCCGTGATTATAGAGTATTAAGAATACTGCTGTGTCTGCGGCATTAACAACACCCCATGTACAGGTGGCTTGTACAATGAAGGAGTAATTTGTTACGTTAAACGTGGAGCGTACCCATTCATTAAAATGTCCAAACACCGGTGGATTAGCTAATCGATCTCCGGTTGGGTCTAATACAGTAGCTGTAGTACCGGGGGGTACGGTTGTAGGGCTAGTATAAGCAGTACCCATTAAGCCTCGAACATCAAGAAATGAGGTAGGGCTAGCAGTGCCAATGCCTACATTACCATCCTTATTGATACGCATTCTTTCCGTGGCGCTAGTAGCGAAAATAATACTTGTACCGGGGTTTACGACTGCATTGTTAATAACAAAATCTGCATTAGATGCAGTATTTAAAATTTGATTAGGTCCACCAGATTGAGTTCTGTTGTTTCCTATGATATGTGTTCCTCCGGCTTGAGTAAATCTTATTGCTGAACTATCTAATCTATTATAATCGCCTAGAGTTAATAGCGCTCTACCACTACCAGCTCCAGTATAGTTATAATCTGGATAAGTTTGTGTTGATATTTGTATAAAGCTACTCTCTTGAAATAAAGCACTAACCGGTGCTTTCAGAGTGTTTGATCCTGTGCTGTATGGTACAACATTATTACCAGCAGGCGTTCCAGGAGTCAATTGTGATATTGTTACATCAGCCATATTGATTATTTAGTGTATAAACTATGTTATTTTGCTCCTCTAGTACCAGTTATACCTACACCAATTATCTACATAGTCGCTAGGCTTAGGTTTACCGTGAAATACTGCAACACTAGTCTCTGGTTTAATTATTGATCTACCCTTCATTTCTAGCTTATAACTTCTTATCCATTCGTAGGGCCAATAGTTATAATTCTGTCTTATAACATGATTCATCCACTCCTGATCACCATCAAACCTATCTATTATATTTTTTGAATCTTTTACAAAATCAGTATATACTCGACTATGTTGTCCGGTTTGTAATCTAAAAACGCTAGAATTGAACTTAAGACAGCTATCTTCATTTCGCCTACTAAGATAATCTGTAAAATCTTTACTCACAGGCCTAAGTGTATCTCGTCTATTAAAGTGTCTTAAAATACAAAATGCATTTGGTTTATACATGAATAGATAATCTATATTATTAAAAATAATTAAATCTAAATCTAGAAAAAGAATAGTACCCTCTAACCCCAGGTTAGGATTAAAAAACATAAGCTTATACCACCACCCCTCTATACCCGGTATTAGTTCTAACGGTTTTATTTTAATACGAGCATCTATATCTGTAGGGTCTTCAGTAAAGCAAATAAACTCATGAGGTGTAGTTAAATGGCGCTCTACCATAGAATAAAGTTTATTAACGTATTCTGCAGAATATTTGTTACCGTATTTTAAGCAAACAACATAGTTCATTGTTTCAACTAAATATTTAATAAAAAAAAGAATAAATATTCTTATGGCTAAAGAGAAGAAGAATAAGAAGGTAAACAAGCTCTCATTAAAGGAATGTGAAGATATTATTGCTAGTATGGGCGGGCAGCTTCAGTGTCAGTATGTTCAAAAAATTTTAGAACGTCAAAAAGAATTACTAGTAAAAAAACAGTTTAACGGGAGCTAGGGTTCCTATATACTAAAGCAATGTATAAGACAAAGAGTAGAGTTATTCGAATGGGTGGCTCTTATACTCAAAAATCACATGCCGCATATTTGAGAAAATATTGTGGGGTAAATGCTCGTAAGCAGCGTTCTGATGCTGGTAAAAGGCGTAAGTAAAATCGGCAAAACTTCGCCAGACATTTGATAGGCGTAATTCCTGATATTGTTACGTCTGCCATACTAATTATTTATTCATTAGATAGCATAAATACTTATAATGAATAAGGATAGTCATCTTATCTATGAAGCATATACAAGCCCGGGCGTACCTGCGGTGCCTGCTTCTACTCAAGCAAAGGTAATTTCTACAGCTCCGGTAAGACCTCCTGCACCCGCTGAAAATGAAGAAAAAAAAGAAAAGAAAGAACAAAAAATATCTTTAGAAGATATTAATTCTGAAAGAAAAGCTGTACACGCTGCTTATGAAATAGTAGATGCAATTTATAAGACAGTAGATAGCTTTCAGCGCGCTACTGATATAATACAAACTATCGCTTCCGTCCACCGTAATGAGCGAAAGCGACAGCTTGGATTAAAGAAATAAGATAAATTACTTCTTGGCTGCCTTGCGGGCATTCTTTTCTTCTTGAACACCCTTGCGAGCTTCACGGGCAAACTTAATCACCTCCTGAAGGGCCTTGCGAGCACGAGTGCCCGCGGCATTATTACCACCCGAAAACTTTTCGTATTCGGCAGTAAATGTTGCAACGTGTTCTTGAAGTGTTAGGGGATTAATGTTTGACATATTATATTTTTATAATAGCTTGAACGAAAAGCAACTGGTATTAAAATAAATATTATTATGAGCGCTGAAAGAAAAAAAGTTACCGCTGATACGGTCTTAGATTTGTATGCTCAAGTTAAGAGAGAGAAAAAGCTTGTCCGTAAGGAGGAACTTATGAGAAAAGTTATTTATCTTTCTAAGCATCTTAATGAGTACCTTAAAGCAGCTGATCAGGTGGTAAGATAGTAGTGTTTTTTCTCTCAGCAAGCTTAAGAGCAAGACGCTTTAAATCTTCAATATTTTCATTAAATTTATAACCATCGCATAGTGGGCAAAATGTACTTCCATATAAGACTATAGATTCGCAGCATTCACATATCACGTAATATTCGGCATTATCTATTATTCTTTTAGCAGCTTTAAGTTTTTTATCATCGCTGCTCACATAAATATTTAGGTGAATAGAGATATAAAAGCTATTGTTGAGTCATATTCTAATCTAGGAATAAATCATACCACTACTAAAGGTGATAGCTTTAGATATGCTCCTGCTGAGTATTCTACAGTAAGAAATGAAAATGAAGAAACTAGCGATTTAAAAAAGCGTATTGCTTTAGAGCTTGACAATATGACTAAAAGATCAGCACGAGGCTTAAAGGAAGATTATCTTTATATTGCAACCAATATAAAGAGAGTGTTAGAAGATGTTGGAAGTATAATCGGTAAGATTTGATTTTCAGTAAAACTAATTTATAATTTATTAATGCCGGCTAATATTAAGATTACTTGGCTTACTCTAGAAGAACATTGTTTTGAATTAGCAAAAATTATAGGTCCTTGTGATGTAATAGTAGCTATAGGAAGAGGTGGATTAGTCCCCGGGGTTTTATTATCTAATCATTTAGATTGTCCGATTTATAATTTTGGAATTAAATCATATAAAAAAGACAACACACAAGGTGATATTACGATTACACAGATACCTGGTATAAGGTTTAATTCGGATTTTAGAGATAAAAGAGTAATAATATTTGATGATTTGTCTGATAAAGGTGAAACACTTAGAGAGGCTAAGAATTATTTTGAAGACGGTCAATTTACTAATTTTAAATTTGCAACACTTTACATTAAATCATCTACAAAATTTATTCCTAATTTTTATGTTAAAAGTTTTGACGAAAATTTATGGCTTGACTTTCCTTGGGAAGCCTGTAAACTAGATTAAATATTAAAAAGTAACATTTTCTGCCTTTTTAGGCCAGCTGCATATTGCAGCAACTTATACTCTTATGAAAATAAAAACAAAAAAACACAAGCTAATATTAGCGGTGATTATTATTATGATGTCGACAACACCGTTAAGTTTTAATGCATTTAGAATGGTTGAAAGGAAGCTTACTGTAAAAGATGTAAAAACAGAATTAAAAACTCTCCCGTTAGATAAAGAAAAAGAAGCTGCAAAGAATATTAAAATCAGCAAGACAGGTATTGATTATAAGGGTAATTTTATTCCCAAAACGAACAGTAATGACTACAGAGTATTAACGGTGAGGCTAACTGTTTATTGGGCTAGAGGTGGAGGAACAGATTCGGATAGCCGTAGAATGAGGAGTTCTACTGGATATACTCTTAAACAAGGAGATTCCATAGCCGTAGACCCGAGAATCATACCTTATAACTCAGAGGTCATTATACCTAATGTAGGCTTAGTTAAGGCTGTAGATACCGGCACTGCAGTTAAAGATAAGGTAGCATCTAATGGTAGATTACCGGTTATTGACGTGTTTTTCGTTAATAAGAGTGATGCTTTAGATTTTGCTGATTCACATCCAAAAATTGTAAAGGTTGCTGTTCTTAATTAAATATATACATGCATCCCGAGCTTAAGCACCAGCTTTATGGTGGTGAGATATCTGATTATTATAAAAAACCAGAACCTAAAGATATTAAGCAGGAAAATAGAGAATTAGCAGATATATACGCCTCTATAAGTAACAAAAAAAGGGTTGTTAGAGAAGCTGCAGACCTGCCCCCACTCCCCCCAGCTATTATACAGAAAGCTGAAGATACTAGATTAACTTTTGATGAAATTTTAAATCTTATAAAAGAGCATGAAGGTTACAGGCCGCATGTTTATAAAGATTCCTTGGGTATACCCACTATAGGTATAGGTTTAAATTTAATGAGACCAGATGCTAGAAAAATTGCTAGTCAAGCAGGTGTTAATTACGATAATGTTTTTACAGGCAAAGAAGACTTAACCGATGAACAGATAAGAGAGGTATTTAAAATTACTCTTAATATTGCTTATCATGATGCTAAAAAATGGATTCCTAATTTTGATGGATTACCTAAAAATATAAAATTAGCTATACTAGATTTATCCTTCAATATGGGATATAGTCGTTTGAGTAAATTTGTAAAAACAAAAGAATTTATTTTAAATAAAGATTATAAAAATGCTGCAAAAGAATTACAGAACAGTAAATGGGCAACTCAAGTAGGTAAGCGCGTACAGAGCGTAATTAATCTCTTTTTAGCTTCTTCTTGATTTTTTTTCCCGGAAGCTTTATTTTTATCGTTTCCATTTTGCTAGGAAAAGTATTTTGTGGCTCACCAGTAGTCATGCCTATATCCGGTCCTGTACTTGGGGCTGTCTGCGCTTGAGGGTAAACGTTAAACCCCTCTAATATTGAATTAACTTCTTTGTCGAAGTTCATCTTTTAACTCAGATACTTTATTTTCCAATTCCTTAATACACTGTACCAATAAAGGAACTACTTTATTATAATTAATAGCTTTTGTTCCATCTTTACGCGTATTAACAGCCTCTGGCATTACAGCTTCAAGCTCTTGTGCGAGTAACCCTATATCATTACCCTTTAAATGAAAGCTAGTTAATCCAGGCTTCCAATTAAATGAATAGCCGCTTATGTTAGATAATTTATCAAGAGAATTAGAAATAGGCTGTATATTTTCTTTTAAACTTTTATCTGATGTCGAAAACGCTACTATATCGTTTGTACAATAGATAGTACCATCTACTGAAGCATCTAGCGACACAGTTAATCCCCCAGTTATTGCAGTATTACCATCTATATTAGTTATACCAGCAATATTATTAGTTGCTCCATTAATAGTATTAATTCCTGACCCACCGTTGTTGCTAACTGTAATAATACCATTAAAGATTGTATCTGCAGTATTAGTAATTGTTGTTTCAGATGAAACAGTGCGAGTATAAAGTGTGTTACCGGGGCTGACTCTTACAGAACCATTGAAGATTGAGTTTGCATTTACATTAGTACTTGTATTGAGATTAACAGTGCCTCCACTAACGGTTAACCCATTACCTGCTTCTGTAATACCTAATACTTTAAATTTTACAGAAGTTGCGCTCAATAGAGCACTATCTAAAGAAATATTATTATCTGTATCTATAGTAATTCCGTTTACCCCTGTAATATTTGCAAATCTTACAGCAGCAGAAAGAGGTAGAGCAGTTAAAGAGGATGTAGGAGTTCTTCCTATAAACTGGCTTGGTCCTACCACTAAATCCTGTGTATTATTTTGTGCATTAGTAGGATTACACTTTACAGTATTAGCATCCATTTTAGCAAGATAGCCGTTGCCCAAGCTATTAAGCTTTACTCTTAACCCATCTACTATAGAAGGCTTCTCAAGAGTTATTCCATCTACTACATTAAAGTTTAGAAGCTCAGATTTAATACCGCCTTGTTTTACGTAAAGTACATTATTATTAAGCTGAAATGTATCTGTATTAACTAGAACTATAGTATCATATTTTACAAGATCAGAAGATAGGGGAGGAAAAACTGATACGGAAGAAAGAGAATATAGATTGCGAGTTGTCCTATCATAGATAAAATCACCTATAGAAGCACCTTGAGAGGTAAATGTATTAATAGCTTCTAATGAGAACCCGTTTTGATATGTACCGAACAACGTGCCTATAGATCCTAAATTCTTTGTACTTACTGCTATACCACCTGATGTAGTGCCGTCTCCGATAAACATTCTTTTTGTATCAACACAAAATGCAGGTTCACCCGAGCTAAACACAATACCCGTAACATTAGCAGTTCTACGCTGGGCATCGTTACCCTGCCTAACTAATATCTTTGTTACAATGTCGGCCATATTTTTTATTATTTATTAAATTTTACGATTTAACAACGATAAATACTTATTGTGAACAAGTTATATTCTGCAGTACTAGCAGGGAAAAATATAATTAATGTGTTTGATGTTATAAAGGGTATTAAGACATATAGTCTTAATCTCGGTACAGCAGAAATCATTAATGGCCCTATAGTTACACAAGATAAGATGACAATAGTAGTAAAAGAGCGTAACGGTAATGTACGGGGTAAGGTTTATAACTTACCTAAAGGTATTTTGTCATATTCATTTCAGGTAAAATAATATGAGAGGCAAATCCACCCCTTCAATAAAAAAGCTTCAGGAAGATGTAAAGGAAGTATATCGCGCTGTGTATCAGGGAAATGGAAAACCGGCAATTATAACTCAGCTGTCTGAAATAACGGGTAAAATGAAATCGCAACACGAGCAAATTGAAACAAAAATATTACACGTAAATGAAAAAATTGACGGATTAGAAAGAGAAATAGAATTAAAATTTAAAAATGTAACAGATGTAGTAACAGAGAAATTTAATAATATGTCAGTACAGATTACTAGTGAATTCGGTCGCAAGCGTGCTGAAAATACAAATATGTGGAATTTTAGAACCGCTATCACCACAGCATCACTAGCGTCATTTACTTCTGTTTTTGTTTTATTATTAGCAGAATTATTAAAAAGATTTCACGGTTGATAAAGCATACGTAGATCTTATAATATCTTCATGAGCATGATAAGCATTGAGCACGCCGAAGAACCTATCAATATCGACGGGTTTTCCTATGTAAATGATTATGATTACCCGTATTGCATGCTTGGATTTCAAATTAAAAATTTTTACGATCAAAAGAGATTAAGAATTAGCAATAAATTTATAAGCAAAGATATTATTCACTTCGTCCCCAACGAAACTGTTTTACCGAAATTTTTTAGAGGAATGAGAATTAATATTAAGCCTAAATACGCACCACTAATCAAGCAAATTGATTCACTAGGTATTAACCGTAATACGGTGAGTGTAGAGTATTATAAAAACATTTTGAATGAATATAATCTTAAATGTGATAATTGTTTTGCTTATTTATGCAAGGGTGTTTACCCTATTGATAGTGAGTATTTAAATATTATTTCAGATTCAAAAATTAATATTAATAATTTATACAACGAAGTGTTAGATACAAATTCCTTAGGATTTCAATCTTATGGTTATTTTGTTATTTATATCTTAAGCAATAAAAATACTTTAAATACAACAACAAGAAATTTTATTGATATTGCTGTAAAAACTTACAAAAATTTATAATTTTTCTTAGTTTAGTTAATAAATACTTTTTTATTTTTTCCACAATGAGCACTCAAACATTTGTTAAAAAGCGTAACGGAGAGACTGAGAAGTTTAATGTTGAGAAGATTAATAGGGTAATAAGCTGGGCAACAAAAGATATACAGGGTGTAAGCTTATCAGAGGTAGAGATTAATACAAAACTAAATATAGTAGAAAATATTTCTACGCGAGAAATACATCAAGTTTTAATTGAGTCTGCTGCAAGCTTGATTTCATTGGAAAAACCAAATTATCAATATGTTGCCGGACGCTTATTAAATTATCAGCTACGTAAAGATGTTTGGGGCGGTAAGATACCCCCACGTCTAATCGATGTAATAAACTTAGGACTAAGAAAAGAAATTTATGATCCGGTTATTATAGATAAATATACGGAAGACGAAATTAATAAAATTGGTGAATTTATTGATCACGATAGAGATTTTATTTTTACATATGCGGGGATCAAGCAGCTATGTGACAAATATTTAGTTAAGAATAGAGTAACTAATAAAATTTTTGAAACACCGCAATTTGCATACATTTTGATTTCTATGTATGCGTTTATAAATTATTCAGCTAATACACGGCTCGAATATGTAAGACGGTTTTATAATGCTATTTCAAGACATAAAATTAATTTACCCACACCGATAATGGCGGGTGTTCGAACACGTTCAAAAAGTTATGCAAGCTGCTGTCTTATAGGTGTAGATGATACTCGAGAATCAATTACAGCATCCGGTACAGCTATATCAATGGCTACTGCCAACCGTTGTGGAATTGGTATAGATATTTCAAAAATTAGAGCTTTGGGAACACCTATAGGTAACGGTGAAGTAGTTCACACGGGGGTAATTCCCTTTTTAAAAATCTATGAAGCTTCTGTTAAAGCATGGCAGCAAAATGGGCTTAGAGGTGGTTCTGCTACTGTTAACATACAATGGTGGCATTATGAAATAGAAGACGTTGTAGTATTAAAAAATAATGCAGGTACAGACGATAATAGAGTACGTAAACTGGATTATACCGTCGGTATGTCAAAATTATTTTATGATAGAGTTATAAAGAATGAAGATGTAACATTATTTAGCCCTGCGGAAGTTCCGCATTTATTTGAAGCGTGGGGTACATCAAAATTCAATAAAATATATGAAGAATGTGAGAGCGATAAGAAGATAAAATTTAAGAAGAAAGTAAAAGCACGTAAGTTATTTTCTTTGATAGTAAAGGAGAGAGTTGAGACGGGTAGAATTTATATTTTAAACGTAGATACAGCTAACGAGCATAGCCCGTGGTTAGATAGAATTACAATGAGCAATCTTTGTACAGAGGTTATTCATCCTACAATACCGATAAACGATTTTCATGATACCGAAGGCGAAATAGGGATGTGTATATTATCTGCGATTAATATTCTTGAAATAAAAGATTGGAAAGATCTAGAGAAAACAGTTGATTTAGCTGTAAGATTTTTAGAAGAAATTATTGATATTCAAACCTATTTTAATAAAGCTGCAGAAAATTTTGCTAAAAAAAGAAGAAGCTTAGGTATAGGTATAACCAATCTTGCGGCATTTTTAGCTAAAAATAATGTATCCTATAACTCAAAGCAAGCGCTTTTATTAATCGATGAATATATGGAGCATTTTCAATATTATTTGCTTCAATCAAGCGTTAATTTATCTAAGGAAAGAGGCAGTTGTGCAAAGTTTGATAAAACAAAATATTCTAAAGGGGTATTACCCATTGATACCTACAGAAAGAAGGTTGATGAAATTGTTAAACGTAAATTATCGCTTGATTGGGAATTGTTACGCAGTCAAATAAAAGAGCATGGGCTGAGACATTCAACTCTTTCGTGCTGTATGCCTTGTGAGTCTAGTTCCGTTATTCAGTGTTCTACTAATGGCGTAGAGCCTATTCGCTCGTTGATAACTTTTAAAATGTCAAAGATGGGTAAGCTACCTGTAATGGCACCGGGTATTGGTAAATACGATGATCATTATGACCTGGCTTATAATTTTAAAGATAATACTTCTATTATTAACATAAATGCAGTTATTCAAAAATATATTGATATGGCAATCTCAACAAATATTTACTATAATTATTCGCACTATGAAAATAATGTATTACCGGATAGTAAGGTTATGAAAGAGCTCATGTACGCTTATAGTATGGGGCTTATAAGTTTATACTATAATAATACCGACGACGGGGATAAAGAGCAATTAATGAGTAAAGAAGCGGATTGTTCAAGCGGGGCGTGTAAATTATAAACTATATGAAATCTGTGCTTAATATTAAAAATATTGATTACACCAAACAACCATTGTTTTTTGGTGAAGATTTAAATTTGCAAAGATATGACAAATTTAAATACCCGGTATTTTTTGAACTATTTAAAAAACAAGAAGAATTCTTTTGGTGGCCGCATGAAATATCTTTACAAAAAGATAGAAGCGATTATAGGGATCTAAAAGGTGAAGAACGGTTTGTTTTTGATACTAATCTAAAATTTCAAACTTTAGGCGACTCAATGCTCTCGAGAAGTATACATTCACTAAAAGATTATGTGAGCAACCCCGAATTAGAGATATGTATGAATACTTGGCAAAGATTTGAAGGTATACACAGTTATAGTTATTCCTACCTTTTAAACAATGTTCATCCCGACGCATCAAAATTTTTTGACAGTATAATGGAAGACAAAGAAATTGTTACACGCGCAGAGTTAATTAGAGATAATTTTGATAAAATTTTAGGGGATGATACTAAAAAGGATTTGAAGCAAAAGATCTTCGATTGTGTTTTATCTGTTAATGTTATGGAAGGGCTTGTATTTTATGTTTCTTTCGCCTGTTCTTTTTATTTTGGATATAGAGGTAAGATGGAAGGTAACTCAAAAATTATTAAATTTATTCAAAGAGATGAATCACTACATTATGCAATTACTCAAAATTTATTAAAGATTTTTAAAGATGAAGATAGAGAAGGTTTTACCTCTATAGTAAAGAAGAGTGAAGATAAAATTTATGCTTTTTATGAACAAGCTGCTAAAAATGAAATTGAATGGGCACAATACTTGTTTAGTAAGGGGTCGTTACTTGGATTAAATGCAGATGTCTTAGGCGGATATGCTAAGTGGCTCTGTGATAATAGGCTTCGTTCATTAGGGTATAAAAAAATTTTTAATCAAAAAGAAAATCCTATAGCTGGTTGGCTTGATAGCTATTTAGATAGTAGTAAAGTTCAAGTTGCTCCTCAAGAAACCGAGATAGGTGCATATAAAATTGGGGCAAGAGATACAAGTATTTCTGAAGAAGATTTTGCTGATATTAAATTATGATTTATCAATCTACAATTAACTCGCTTACTGAAGACGAACTTTCCGTTTTGTTTTTTATATTTAATTATTTTTTTGAGTCAATTGGTATAGAGCCCCGTATAGAATTTATAAAAATGATGAAAATAGATGCATTACAAAAAATTATTGATGTTTTAAGGCCTCAAGCTTTAGTTGAAAAGCAAGAAATATTTGACAGTCTTAAGAAAAAGCTATCGGAATAATATAAATAAATTTTAGAAGGAGCAATGTACTACGTACACTAGGGGTGGGTTGGTGGGAACCTTTCGAGGTTACTAGTGTAGTATATTCTTATGTACAAATTAATAAATAATTACATGACGGCTTCACTTTCGTCATTTGATAGTATTCTTATAAATTCAGCTCTTTATAGAGAATTTATGGCAGAACGAGAGGAGATACTTAGAAATAAATGGTTTATGTCTGAAAAAGAGGGTCACGACGTAGGTTTTGAAAGAGCATTGTTAGATTGGGTCTCTCGATACAGAACAGAGTGGAAAAAACACCGATAATTATTTCTTTAAATTAGTAATCGGCTCAGCGTTAACAGGAGCTAGCTTTCCAGAAACCTTTAAGCGTGTACCTGCATTAGTACTCGTTAATGTGGTAGGAGCACCTTTAAATGTATGTGAATGGTTTTCAACTAAAATACTGTCTCTATCTCTACCAGTACCGTAAACTATAATTGGCATTTGTGTTGCGTCTGCTCCGCCCGCTCCGGTATCAGCACCTTTAATACATCCTCTAACATTAAACGTACTACCCGGTCCTGAGCCTTTAACTGGAACATCATCACTTTTTAAAGCTCTTATGGGTACATCATCTGTTAATAAAATTGTTACTGAGCCTCCACCGCCTCCAGCGACTGAATATGTACCTAAATCAGTACCCATCGGAATATAACCTATAACAGTATCTTTTTCAATCCGCCCTACTGTTTTATTAGTATCAGTAAAGCCCAGATAAGGCGCTCCAGTATCTAATTTTGTATTTTCTTTAAATGATCTATCTTTTTTACCTTTAGTAATTACATAGTTTGAAAGCGGTACACCAAAACCTATAATCTTCCCATTACCGTTTGTCGCATCTGTAGCCGCGGCTGCAAAGCATGTAGATTGCTCTGTTCCCTGTACTTCCATAGGCATAGTAATATGATTTGTAGTAAATTCACCCTCTACGTGTAAACCACCAGCTACAATTAAATTATTTGTAACACCTAGAGAGCCTTCAATTACAACCTGCTCTTTATTGCGTTGACGTATGCTTACTATATCACCAACTAGAGATAAGCGCTTCCCCCCATCTATATTAGTTTCTAGTTCACTAGATAGATTAACTTGACTACCTGCTATATTGGTAACCGATCCGCTGATATTAACAGGACCATAAGATTTGAGATTTAAACCACCCGCTCCAACCATAACATTGTATCTATTACAAACGTTTAATGTATAGTTGCCTCCAGGTAAGTCATCAACATGCACTAGCTCTATAAGCGGTGAAGGCTTTCTATTATAAAACGTTCCATACTTTCCTACATAAACATCTGAAACATACATCTTACCCTGCATATCAACCCTAATTGAACCAAAATCATTCATTACAGTACCAATTGTTTCTACTTTGTGTTTTGTAATTTCTATTATTTCACTACCACCTACACCCATTAGCTTTTCTATTTGAGAGAGATCCTTTATTTTGCCTTTAATTAATTGTGGTAACGATTGCTTTCTTAAGTCTAAAGGCCAAGTTCCTCCTTGAGAGCTTGGGCTCTTACCAGTACCGCCGCATGCGGGGCATGTTACGCCAAATATCATTCCAGGCTTATTGGTGCCGGTAGAATTATCAGCCGACCCCACTAAAGCATCAAGAGGAGAAACATATTGTGGGGTACCGAGATTACCAATAAAGCTGACACTATTTAATAAGCCACCTGCAGGAGATATTGTTTTACCAAAAATAAAGTCCCCGGTGCTATCTGCCATAGTTGGAAACAAATCAATCTTAAAATTATTATCATCATAAGAATTGTTTACTGTAAAATACTGATTTGTATTTTTATTACAAACAGGACAATTGTCATAATTACCGCCTGCTTTTTCTTGAAAGGGTGATGTTAAAAGCAAACCGGATTGTGAGACAGCTTTATCTGCTCGCTTAATATCAAACAGCTGCTTAACATCAGCAATTTCTTTAACTATATCTTTCCATTGCAAATGTAGATCGCGGTTTAAATCACCAACTTTTCTGTAAAGATCACCCTTAGTAACACAATCATAATCGCGTTGTGTAAATTCATTTCTCGTACCTCTAACAGTTAGAAATTGATCATTTAATACTAACTTTTGATCATTATTAGTAGCTAATTCAATATTTGCAAAATTATTAAATTCATAAAATGAGCCTGAATAATGAGTAAACTTAAGCATTTCTCTATTATCAGAATTAACAAAAGAAATTGTACCTCCTTTTTGATTAATTACATATTTGTTTCTATAGCTATCAACATTAATATCATATTCTTGATTAGCAGAAGCATTTTTATTTTCGTATGTCCCGGGATAATCTAAACCAGGATCAACCGCTGCAGAGAGTTGAATAGAATTAGTAGTGGGTATATCTGCTATGCTTTTCCAATCTTCTGTACCAAAAGCAGATCCAAATATTACAGGTCTTTGAGGATCTCCGCTATGAAAAAATACCCAAACGTGCGCGCCTACATTAATAAGAGGAAATGAACCGCGCGCGCAATTACTGTAGCATTCTGGTGTATAGTTGTAGCTAAATTTATTTGCTACATTTACATTAGTTTCACTTGGCGTACTAAATGCATCTTTTAATTTATAATAAGATATATCAAAAAGGTTTCCTGGTTTTTCACCTATATTATCTAGATTAGGGCTAAAATAATCTAGCTTTGTTGGGTCTATAGTACTATTATCATTATTAGAAGTTATAGCACTTAAGCTACTTGAATTGCTAATACTTGCGATATTTTTATAAGCATTAAATCTACCACTGCTACTTTCACCCGCCAGAGGTGCAGCTAATTCTGCCCAGGGTAATATTTTTTTTAAATCTTCTAATATATCAGTTAAATCACTATTAATGTTTTTGCCTAAAAATTTAAATTTTTTATCCTTTAAAACTTCATTCCATTTCTTATATACAGTAGGGGATACGTGAGGTATAAATACCTTAACTCTACCTCTTTTTTCAGGATCATTATTTTGAACAACTATGCCGAGGTAATTACCGTTATATTTCGGATACTTCATGTTGATATAGTAATATTTACTTTTATAATATAATTATGCTATTGAAAGTATCGCACGAATCTCCTTTATCTATACTAGAGCAATCAAGGAAATATAACGATTTTGACTATGCTTTAGTACATTTATTTAAAAAGTATCCAATATACTATAATTATTTTAAGACTGCGCGATCTACATACAATCGTGAAGTTTTACTCGACAATTCAATATTTGAACTTGGCAAAGCTTTTGACCCGCAATTATTTTATCAAGCTGCACAAGATTTGCAGCCAACAATGTTTATTGTTCCGGATGTACTTGAGCAGTCTAAAGAAACAATGGTAAGTTATTTAAACTTTAAAGAAAAAGCTATATCATTAAAAAATAGTTTTCAAACTAAAGTTATTGGTGCTGTACAAGGTAAGACATGGCAAGAATTAAAAAATTGCTATCGATTTATGTCTCATGAAGCAGATATGATAGCGATTAGTTTTGATTTTAGCTATTATCAAATTATTGGTGAAGGTAGTACAGAGTTAGAGCGTTTTTGCTCCGGCAGACAGAGGTTTATAACAGATCTCATAGAATCGGGTATATGGGATTGGAATAAACCTCATCATTTGCTCGGCTGTTCTTTAGCTAAAGAATTTAGATTTTATCTTGATAAAAATGTTTATAATATTGTTAGTTGTGATACTAGTAATCCTGTGGTTGCAGCAATTCACGAGCTTCGCTATGATGCAGAGTACGGACTTCAAACTAAACCAAAGACTAAGTTAGCCGATCTAATTGAACATAATTTTACAGAAGATCAGCTTGAAATACTAACATATAATCTTAAAATGTTTAAGCGTATACTTTATAGATGAGACCTTGGGTTACATTTTTTTCTCAAACAGGTACTGAAATACATAATTTAAGTAATGCATTAGGTATATATCCGGATGTTGTAGCAACTAATAATCAGAATTATTCTACTATTAATTCTTATTTACGGTCAGTTACAGAATTTAGAACGCACAAATTAAATCGCGAAATATGGTATGATCTTCCGTCTAAGCCATTTGTTAATGATTATGAAAATATTTTATCTAAATTTGATAGACCAGTAGTTACACTTCATGGCTATTTGAGAATTATCCCTAAAGAGATTTGTGAGAAATATGAAATTTATAATTTACATCCTGGATTAATTGACAAATATCCCTCGCTTAAAGGATTTAATCCTCAAGAAAGAGCTTTTACAGAAGGCTACAAGCTTGCGGGTTGTGTCATTCATAAAGTTGTACCTGAAGTAGATGCGGGTGAGATTTTATTGAGTCAGGGTATTAGTATTGAAGAGTTAAGACTGGATGAGGTATATGAAGCTCTTCATGATACAGCGTTCGATCTTTGGAGAAGCTTTTTTACTGCATATAAAATTTTAGAAAAATAATATGGATATATCTTTACACTACGAAAATGTTTTTTTAAAGCCTAATTTTAATTCAGTTAAAACAAGAGGTGAAATTGATACAGATATAAATTTCTTAGGCAAAGTCTTCCGTCTTCCAGTTATACCTGCAAATATGAAATGTTGTGTAGATTTCGATATTTGTCAAATGCTTGATATTAAGCATTATTTCTATATTATGCACAGGTTTGATCATGATATTTTTGCATTTGTTAAAGATGCTAACGAAAGCTATTTTAGTAATATTTCTATAAGTGTAGGTATACAGGAAAAAGACAAAGCTTTAATTATTAATTTAGCAAGGCATAAATTTAGGACTGATTTTATTACGATTGACGTCGCTCATGGGCATCATTCAAAAGTAGCTGATCAAATAAAAGTAATTAAAGATAGATTACCTGATACAAAAATTATAGCGGGTAATGTAGCAACGCGCAGTGGTGTGGAATATCTTGTAGCTGCTGGTGCGGATGCTGTTAAAGTTGGTATAGGCGGTGGTTATGCTTGTACAACGAAAGATAAAACAGGATTTACATATCCAATGTTTAGCTGTGTATTAGAATGTGCTAAAGATGTTAATATTCCTATTATTGCAGACGGTGGGATACGCTGTAATGGAGACATTGCTAAAGCGCTGGTTGCAGGCGCTACTATGGTGATGTGTGGATCTATCTTTGCTGCATGTTCTGATAGCCCCGCACCTATTGTCAAGGATGTTAATGGAAGACGGTTTAAGCAATATTATGGATCGGCTAGCGTACATAATAAGATTGATAAAAAAAATATCGAAGGTACAATGAAGCTTATGGATACTGATTCATTTACTTATGAAGAAAAACTATTAGAAATAACTCAAGATTTACAGAGTGCAATAAGTTATGCAGGTGGTTGCAATCTTAAAGCTTTAAATTTAAATAACGTCGCTTACGGAGTGAGATTATGAATAGAGAGGACGCCATTAAATACGTAGAAAAAAATTTTCCAGAAACGTGTAAAGAGTTTCAGAAAATACAGACTGAATTATATGATACATTTTGTAAGAAGCAGTTTGATTACGGTCCAGGTAATATTTCTCTTGGCTCAGATTTAGTAAAACAAGAGGATAGATTTGCTGCAATATCTGCTATTGTAGTTCGTCTTAATGATAAAATTCAGCGTTTAATTAATCTCGTTTTAAAGAAGAAAGCAATGAGCTCTGCAAACGAGCCAGTTATGGATGCATTTAGAGATTCAGCAGTATATGGCATTATTGCAGAA